CTTTAGTCGAAACCCCACAGGATGCATTTAGGACTTTAAATTCTTCTTCTCTTGATTATCTTTGGTTTTATGAAACAAAAAAGTTGTTTAAATCTAATTTTTGATATATAATTTACAAATGGGAGCAACCGTTTTCATGGAAGAGGAGATTGTCACACTTCACTACGATGTAGAGAAGGCAGTAGACTTTGCCTTTCAAGGGAAGTTCATTTTGAACTTTTACCAATATCTTAAAACAAATAATGCTAAACGCCGCCATGCCGAAAATTTTATCGGTAGTGCGACTGCTGAAAGTATTAATTGTATGATTTTAGAATTAGATGAATATCTAAAAGGTGGTCAGGACTCTGAACATAAACTTCTTCGTGAAGCATATGGACACATCCCAAAACCACAAGCAAGAAAAATAAAAGAATATCTTCATGGTATTCTTGAAGATGCCTGGAGATATAGTCATGACAAACGACCAGGAAGAAGGAAAAAGTCAAATAAATAAAACAGAATCCTCTGATATTAATCGTGGATTTGAGTTAATGTTGCGACATCGTAGCAGGAGGGAGAAAACGCCAGAACCTAAAACATTTGGTATAATGTTTGGGAAGGTAATCTCTCTCTTTAAACGAGAGATACACTTCCGATTTGAAATTTCACTTGATATTATTAAAAAACCATAACTCTCGGGAGAAGTCCAATGTTAGCAGTAACTCTCACATTCTCTGCCCTATTCTCAATAATGTTTTTGTTTTTGGGTGGAGTAATCGGATGGATCGCAAAGCAACACTTCTATGAAGGAACTGCAATCGCTTATACACATCCCGAAATGTTTGACGAAAATGGGAATGTTATTCCCGATGAAATATTAGCTGTACGATTTGAAAACGCAAATGACTACTACGAAGACGAAGAAGGAGACGAAGAGTGAAGCAGTTGAAGAACTGCAACCGAATCCTTTTCAATTTGAAATTTTAGATTTAGTTTCAAAGCAAAGATCAAGTTCTAAAAAGGCAGAAGTCCTTCAGAAGTATAGAAATGAAGGACTTGTTGCTTTATTGATTTGGAACTTTGACGATACTGCAATCTCTCTTTTACCAGCAGGAGATGTACCTTATTCAAGAGTTGAAGAGCAATCTGCATTTAACGATACTTTATCTGCATCTGTAGAAAAATTAAATAAGGTACAAGGTCTTTCTAATGCTGATGAGTTTGTTCGTAACAGAGCAACTTCTATTCGCAAAGAATGGGAAAACTTTTACAACTATCTCCAAGGTGGTAATCCATCTCTGACTAGTCTTCGTAGAGAGACTATGTTCATTCAAATGCTTGAAGGTCTTCACCCTAGGGAAGCTGAAATCATGGTTCTTGTGAAAGATAAAAAGCTTCAAGAGAGATATAAAATTACTAAAGATAATGTGTCTGAAGCATACCCTGATATTCAGTGGGGTGGTCGCTCTTGAATATTAAAATCCTTCAGCAAAATTGTGATCCAGAAGTAGCAAAAGATAGATCTCTTCCATACAATTCCTATCTGGTTCATTATGAAGTTGATGGGGAACTATGTTATGATCTTATTATTTCCAATAAAAAAATAGACACCTTTGATTACTATTGGGACAAATATAGAGAAGGTCTCAAATGGTTCAAACAATCTGAGGGGAGAACTAATCCTAAACTTTGGGGAGTAAATCCAAAAGAAAATAAAAACAAAAAGTGAGGCAACATTATGTCCAGTGGATTTGGTGCTGAAAAAATTAAAGATGGTAAAGCAGTCGTAACAATTCATACTGATGAGGTTTCTAAACTTTTAAAAGAATATAAAAAACTTAAAAAGTATATGAAATCTTCTTTGTATAAAGTTAAAGTTATGGATGGTACAGAAGAGACTGTAAAGAATCTTTTGGAAGAATATGGTGATGATGAACTCACTTGATCTATTAAACTTTGACTGGGAAAAATATAAAAAAGATATAGATATCTGCGTCTCTAAAAAATACTTTTTAGATTATAACCCTTCAGTCATTGACGAAGGGTTTGATGCTTTTTATGTATCTAAAAAACATAAGATTTTATATATTCCAATATCTAAAAACGCTTCTACTTCATTGAAGAATTCACTCGATTTTGAACCAGTATATCAAGTACCAAATAGACATCGTAAGTTTGATTTAGAAATACCAGAAAAATATAAAAAAGAATATAAGATATTGGTTATTGTTAGGCATCCAAAGGAACGTTGGATATCTGGATTTAATCAATTTCTTAGTGATGTTGGAATATATCTGTCCACTTCAGATGCAAAGGATGTATTACTGGAACTGAAGAATAAAAAATTTATATTTGATGGGCATACGCTACCTCAGTTAAGATTTATTGATTATTGTTTTCAATCTTCTGATATTAATTTTGATATTAATTTAATAAGAATGGATCATAACTTTGAGAGTAAGTTGGTTGATTTTATTGGTGAGGAC